GGAGGTCGTTGAGGCTTCCCCTGCGGATGCACTAATCCTTGTTGGACAGGCTGCGGCTGTTGTCTATCACGAGGAACCCGCACCCAAACCTGAGGCGGCACCCGTTGAGTGCCCTATGCCCAAGGCTGAGGCAAAACCTAAAACAACCCGCAGGAGGACCAAATCATGACTGTCCAAAATTTGGGCACCAAGACCGAGCTTTTGTCACTTTCGGCAAATGATGTGGTCGCTGCAAGTGCCAACCGCACTGGTGTTGACCTCGTTGATTACGAGGGTGACATCATGGCGATTTTGGATGCAGAGGCTGGTGGTGCTTCAATCACCTATGCCGTGAAGATCCAAGATTCTGCAGATAACAGCACCTTTGCTGATGTCTCTGGTCTTGCCTTTACGACTACTGATGCCAACACCGCACTTCGCGAAACTCTTCGCATCAACAGCGATGAGGTTCGTCGTTACATCCGCGCCGTAATTACGGTTGCTGGTGGTAGTGGTGCTGGTGCTGTGAGCGTCGTCGCCCTCGGTTCCAAAAAGTACGGCTGATCATGCCAATCAACGACACTGACGGTTTTCTGAACACTGACGAGTTCGGTCTTGACTGTTCTGTTGGTGACACGACTTTCGTCGGTGTCCTTGATTCGCCTGTTGAAGTGATCGCAGGCGGCGTTGCTCTAAGTCGGGAGTATGAGCTTATTGCTGAGACTTCCAAGGTGAGTAGCGTCGCTCGCGGCGATACTGTCACAGTCAATTCTGAGGATTACACCTGTAGAGAAAACAGAGCCATTGATGATGGTGTTTTCTCTGTTCTGTTGTTGAGTAAGGACTGATGGCTGACACCCGCCGAGAGCTGATCCTTGCTCGTATTAAGAGCAATCTCGACTCTGCTACAGGCGCGACTGTGTATCGCAGCCGTGTAGAGCCTTTAGCTCGTGGCGAAGTCCCGGCAATCATTGTTGAGCCTGTCAACGATCAACCAACAGATACCAATTTTTTCGACAAGATCGATTGGTCAATGCGCGTAAGGGTCACAACGCTTGTTCGTGCTGCTGTGCCCGATGATTCATCAGACACTTATACACAACAAGTTCATTCGTTGTTAATGGCAGACCAAACCGTTGATGGCTATGCACTTGATTTGACGCCTGATCGCACAGATTTTGAGCTTTATGAGGCTGATGTCCCGCTTGGTGTAATTAGCCAAGATTTTTTGGTCCGGTATCGTACAAGTAGGACAGACCTGACCTCAGGTTGATTTATGGCTAAAATTGATTCGCAGGTTCCGAATCCTGGTGCGGGCGGCAGCTATCTGTTTGATCCCGAAACAGGTGAGTTTAAACTGATTCAAACCACCACTGCCCCGCAAAACCATGGCACTGACTCGGAAGAAGTTTCTAATCGCAAAGAGCGAAGCAACGTACGGGACCGATCCAAGTCCAGTGGGCGGAAGCGACGCAATTCAAGTAACGGATCTTGAAGTAACACCGATTGAATCTGACAACGTTCAGTCGGCCACTTTGCAAGGATTCATTGGAAATAGTACTCGTGCAACGGTTCTAGCTAATAAAAGAGTCAGCGTTAGCTTTGGTGTTGAGCTTGGTGGATCTGGAACTGCTGGAACTGCACCTGCGTTTGGCCCTCTGCTCAAGGCATGTGGCTTGAGTGAGACTACTGTTGCTGACACCAGCGTCACATATGCAGGCGTAAGTAGCAGCTTTGATTCTGCAACGATCTACTGCTTCTACGACGGCACACGCCATAAAGTGACTGGTTGCCGAGGCACGGTCACCTTCAATTTGACAGCTGGTCAATTGGCTGTTGCCAACTTCCAATTTGTTGGCATTTTCAACGACCCCGACAGCACTGCTTTGTCTGGGACTTTCACCGTTGCAAATCAAGCAGCAGCGCTTGAGGTTAATGACACCAATGTCACCACTGCCACCTTCCACGGTGAGACAAGTGTTCGTATTGAAAGCCTTGACCTTGCCCTGAACAATGAGGTGGTTTACAAGGAAACGCTGAGCAACAAGGAAGTGCATATCACTAACCGCGCTCCTGGTGGCACAGTTGTGATCGAGGCACCTTCAATCTCTAGCCAAGATTATTTTGCCAAAGCGGTTGGCACTTCTACTGCTAATAGCAGCATTGTTCTTGGCGCTACCGCCGGAAATATCGTCACTATGACGATGGCTCAAACTGACATCACAGGTATATCCTATGGTGACACCAACGGGGTGATTTCATTGTCAATGCCGTACTTGGCGCTGCCTACCACTGCTGGCAATAACGGAATTAGCCTGGTATTCACCTGATCTACATGGCCTTCGTCCTTAAGAAAGATTCGACTTACAAGTGGCCCGTCACAGTTGAAGTGCCAATTGATGGCGGGCGCTTTAAGAAAGAAACTTTTACGGCGATTTTCCGCAAGATGTCGCGCTCAGCCTTTAATGACTTGGTTGAGCTAGGTGATGATGAGCTTGTCGATGCAATTATCGATGGCTGGGAAGGCATCAAAGATGAGGACGGCGAGGACCTGCCATTCACTGAAGACATTAAGGGAATTTTGTTTGATGATCCTTACGTTCTGCGTGGCATCGTTACTGCATACAGCGAAAGCCTGACAGGAGAGAAAGCAAAAAACTAACAGAGGCCGCCAAATACTGGATACAAGGCGGCGTTATTGACGAGCGTGAGTCTGATCTTGCTGCGCTCGGTGCGACTCCAGAGCAAATAGCAAATGCAAGGCTGACGTTAGCCGAGCAGGATTTTGAGGTCTGGGAAGACAACTGGGAAACAGTAATGATGTTTCTCAGGATGCAAACGCAGTGGCGGATTGGATTTGCCGGTCCGGTGGGGCTGGACTATGCACCACTAGATTGGCTTTGTAAACTGTACCCAGTGGAGGATCAGCAGCTTCTTTTTGAAGGGCTGCAAATCATGGAGACTACCGCTCTCGACTGCTTTAACAAGAAGAACTGATGGCTGCTGTCACTACCGAGCTCAAAGTTCTTGTCAAAGCCGTAGGCAAGGGTGAAGTTGACAAGCTGTCGAAGTCACTTAATGACCTTGGCGCTAAAGCTGCAGCACCTGCCAATCGACAGTTTCGTGAGCTGTCTATTGAGCTTAAAAAAATCCAGCGCAATAGCACGCAAAGCATTTCAAATTTGCGTGGCTATAGAAACGCATGGCGTGATATTTCTGAGCAAGTCAAAATTGGGAGTCGTGAATTTAACATCGCGACTGAGAATGCAAAGCGTCTTGATGCACAGCTGCAGAAAGCTCAAGGACGGCCAGGAGCGAGGTCAGGACAGCGTTTGAGATCTGCAGCTCAGATTGCTGGAACTATCGCAGGCGCTGGTGTTTTTGGCGGCTTTGAGGGCGCTGCTGGCGCTGGCATTGGTGCTCTTTTTGGTGGGGCGTCTGGAGCGATTGTTGGCGCGGGTATTGGCGCACAAGTTGGCGCAGTTCGACAAGCGTTGGGTGGTGTTGCAGCTTATGGTGCAGAACTCAACAAGTTAAGAATCGCGCTAAGAGGTGTTACTGAGTCACAAGCTGAATATGAACAAACACTGGGGATAATCAAAAAAGCAACACAAGATTTTGCTATTCCACAAAGTGTTCTGACAAGACAGTTCACAAGATTGCAGGCTTCAGTTGCAGGTGCTGGCGGAAGTGTTGGGGATACAGAGAAAGCATTCAAAGGAATTGTCGCTGCTGTTCGGGCTACGGGTGGTTCGTTGCAAGATGTTGATTCAGCTTTGACTGCAACTGCGCAGGTATTCAGTAAAGGCAAGGTATCTGCAGAAGAATTGCGTCAGCAGATTGGTGAGCGTTTGCCGGGTGCATTCACAATATTTGCTAAATCAATTGGCTTGACACCACAAGAACTAGACAAAGCACTCGAAGACGGAAAAGTTAGTTTGAGCGATTTTCTTGTTTTCGCTGAGGATCTATTCGATCGTTACTATGACACTTCACAGCAAATTGCTGGAGGCCCAGAGGCTGCTGGCGATAGGTTGAAAGTTGCTCTTGAAGAGCTAAATGAGGATATAGCGCCCGAAATGACAAAGCTTGGCGCACAGTTTCAAACCTTTGCGACAGAAGCGATTAAGGCGTTGCAGGACGCTTTCAACTTTATGGGCGAGGTCGGCAGGCGTGTTGAAGAAAGAATACAAGGTGGCACAATGATTGAATTACAGCGCAAAGCCTTAGCTGAAACAGTAAGGTCTCTAGTTAGGACTGATTTAACTCCTTTCCAGCGTGAATTTTTAGAAGATGAGTATACGCGTCTTAGCGGTATTATTAGCAGATATGATTTTATTGGCCCGCCTGCACCCACCTCTACAGGAATTTTGCCATCAGACAAAGACGAGCCTGATCCAGATTCTAAACGCGGTGGAAGGAAGCCAATAGATACAAGTCAAAGGATGATTAACCTGCAAGGCCGATTAGGTGAGGCATTGCAGCAACAAAATGCAGAGCTTGTAGCTCAAACAAGGTATTTAATCAGAAATGAAGAGATAGCTCTGAGGTTTGAAAATGGTTCAATCACGGCCAAAAAACAGCAAGAATTGCTGCAAAAAAGTCTTAACAGATTAATCCAAGACGGCAATAGGTTGAGACGTCAAGCCAAAAAGGGCGCTGTTAGTTTCAATGAGGAATTAACAGAGAGTCAAAAGCTTCTTGAGAACATAAAAGGAACTGTTGCGCGAGGTTTGACTAATGCAATTGTAGGCCTTATTGATGGGACTAAATCACTTAGCCAGTCATTGTCAGGCATCCTCAAGCAAATTGGCAGCATGTTGCTGCAGTTTGGAATGAAAACTGCAATTGGTTCAATTTTCCCAACACCAATTACAGCAAGTGCGCGTGGCAATGTGTTTGCTCATAACGGCATTGTTCCTTATGCCAACGGCGGCATCATCAACCGTCCCACAAGGGCATTGATGGGTGAGGCTGGCCCTGAAGCAGTGCTGCCATTGCAGCGTGGTGCTGACGGTCAGCTGGGTGTGCAAGTCACGGGTGAGGCTGGGATGCGTGCAGCCATGGGGCGTTATTCAAGACGTGGTGGCACGACAGGTGCTGCAGCTGCAGCTGAGGCAGGTGTTGCGGAGTTTGGCAGTGTTGGAGGTTCAGGCGCTATTGATGTCAGATACAACGTTGAGCGCATCAACAACGTTGATTACGTTACCGCTGAGCAGTTCCAGGTTGGCCTGCAACGAGCAGCGCAACAGGGTGCTGTTGAGGGTGAGCGCAGAGCCATGGGCTCGCTTCGTAATTCAGCTGCTATGCGTAGGAGGATTGGAGTCTGATGGAATTTGCGTATGGTCACCTTCTTGACATTGGCAGAACTGGTCAGATCAACCAGTACCGCTTCCAAAACTATGCAGTTGGCCAGAACGTAGGCAACTACTCGTTTTTGCCGTTCAGTTTCGGTGGAGCGATGGCTTCGTTTCGCGGAGACAACTTGGATGCAACGCTGCAGTTTGCCAATACGCAGGTGTCACGCAACTTTGTAGTAGAGGCGCTGGACAATAGCTATGTCGCCAAGGTGACAACGATCCTGTGGAACACCTCAACCTATGCCACGGAAAAAACGCTCTACGAGTATTTCGGTGCGTGTGCCTCTGGCGGCTGGGATGAACTTTCGATTCAAGTCAAGCTGAACTCAGTGTTGGATGCGGTTCAGGCAAACATTCCAGGCCGTCGTTTGTATCAGCAGCAGGTGGGCAACGTCCCGTTTACCGCCCAGGTCAATGTGTAGCGACTTAATTGGTCGGCGATTTGTTTACGGTGAAGACGACTGCATCCACTTGGTGTGCGAAGCACTGGAGCGCATGGGGATTGAAAACCCTGGTGTAAAGGGCGCTTGGTACGAAATGACTCCTAGAGAGGTGCTGAGCGAGTTAAATCGTTACTGTGACCGACTTGATTGGCCTAGTTATGATGGCGATATAGCATTGCTGGACGTAAGGCCATTGGCCTTTGGGGTTTTATGGCAGAGTGGCGTCCTTTACATCAATCCGTATATATCGGCAGTGGACTGGAAACCGGTTCGCAATCTTATGATCCGCCGCTCTTACCGTATGAAAAAACGCTAGTTAATGCGCTTGGTTGTAGCGAAGAAGAGTATAAAAAGTTTGTACGTTATGCAATGCAGAAGGCGCATGTGCGCCCTGCTGAGTATGCACATATTCCTGATATTCAAGCCATTCTCCAGGCCGGCCCGATTGGTGCTGGATTAGCAGCGTCGACAGGCTTAGCTGGGCCAACAGCAACTGTGGCTGGTGGAGCGGCCGCAAAAAGTACAGGAGCGATTATTGCTACAAACCTCGCAATTGGTTTGGCGCTCACTGCAGTTAGTGTTCTTCTCGCTCCAAAAGATCCCAAAATTAAGCGCAAGCAACTAGCTGATCAAATTGGTCCGACACGTTTTAATCAGTCCACTAATTTTGACAATGTTGCAAGTTTGGCTGAATTAAACCAGCCAATTCCTATTCCATTCGGCAAAAGGGGCACCGGAGCGGATGACGAGCTTACTGGCGGATTGATTCTCGCACCTGCGTTGGTGTGGAGTCGTCTTTACGCATACGGTGCATATCAAGGATATGAAGGCGTTTATGTCGCAGGCGAGTTCGGCGTTGACACGCCTGACCTTGGCGGCATTTTGATTGGAACGTCAGCTCTTAGCTCTTTAAGCGATAGAGACTTTGCGTTGTACTGGTCTTCGAAAAAGGACAACAATCGTCCTGCTTCCCCGCCAGGTTATGGCACTGACGGCACTGACGAAGCAACAAAAGATTCGGTGGCGACTGGAACGGTAGGCCGTCGAATTTTTACTGCACCTACCAAAGACGGTCAATTTAGTAATGGTTTTTCAATGGCGTACACGCCTAGTGGCGATACGGCATTTGGCACCAGTACACCGATTCATAACGGCACTGCTTATCGCTTTAACTGGCAGGTTGTAAGCGCAACAGACGCGGCGATGAAAAATTCAGACGCACGACCTGAAGTGCGAGGGTTGCGTAGAAAAATTGCTGGTTTTGACGCTGGTTCTATTAACAGGGATAGAAAGCCCGAACAACAGGGGATGCCTGGCGTAGGCAGGGCATATTCACGTCACATGGGGATCATTAGTCATAACGGCAATGAAAACAGTGGAAACAAGCGTCCGAATACATCTCAGTCTGCTGTAACAGTTGCTGTTGGCGATACGGTTAGATTTGAAATTGATAACAGAGACGGAGTATGGGAAGATCTGACCGAAGCAAACTTTGGTGGCACTGAAGTTAATTTAAAAGATCTTATTAGCAGTGCAAAAAGCTGGAGAACTAGAGCTTCAGATCTATTGGCCCTTGGCACGAAATGGATTATTGGCGCAAGCAGCTGGGTTGTTAAAGCTAGAGAAGGCTCTGATTTGGAAGATGGGGTTCTATACGTTGATCTCGAATGCGTTGAAATTTATGGAGTACCAGAAATTGGTATTGCGGGCAGGAGGACTGTTGAAGAGCCTTTAGGGGGATATGACGGCGATCAGTTTGCTCCGTTGAAGCACTGTGGAGCAGCGTTCTATACGCTTTGCCGCGAGCATGTCGCAACGATTCGTCCAGTTCGTCGTGACACTGAAGTTATCGAGCTTGGAATTCAGAGTCAGGTTTGGAACCGTGCATCAGGGTTGTGCAACTTTAATGCAATTCCTTCGCCTGCGAAATTAAGTCAGCTCGATGATGACGATGTGACCGTGTCCACGCCTCGCATGGACAAATATTTCAAGCGTTCATCTTGCTTCTCAATCTTTGTTCGTCCAGTCAAGGAGCACGGCCAGGCTGAAAACGAATGGAAAAGATTGCAAAAAGTTTTCTGTGTGCAGGGTAGCGCTCCAATTACACAGACAAACTATCTGCGAATAAGGCCAGAGACTCCTGGCTATTACGAGTACAAGCTTGTTCCACGCACTGGATCGGATATTGCAATCAACAGTGTTGACAGCAACTTTGTGACTTTATTGGATGCTGCTGAAGGTGTTGCCTATAAGGACACAGGATTCGGCGAAGATCTTGACTCTGGCAAATACGGAAAGTTCCGGGTTACTGTTCAGGGGCGACAAGTAAGTGTTGAGTCACTTAGAACGAACGAAGAACTATTTACAAATCCTAGTAAGACAGTGCGAGACATACTGCAGGGAAGTCTCCCAAGCAGCATTGAAGCGCTGAGCTATGTTTCCGACACGGGAAACGTTTTTCTTGTAAAGCACGCTTGGCTTACGGAGTTTTTAGGCCCTGCTGATGAAAACAGAAACACGACTAAGTCGGTAGAACATCAAGAGGTCAAGGGCGACAAAAGTATTACAATTAAGATTCAAGCAACGTCCGTTTTTGGAACAAAAAACGTCGATGTAGGCCAAAAATACATCGATGCAAATTTTGGCAGTAAGTATTATTGGAGTGTAGTCTATACGGTTGTAACAGCTACAGGCGACTGGTCGCCACAGGAAACTTTTTCTATCACAAAAGATATAAGCCTTGGAAACAGATTCCGCAGAGGTGCAGCACTTGAGGGGCCTGAGTACAGAAAAGTAACCGCTCGTTTTGTTGTTCAATCTGTTACTGAGAGTTATACCGGTCAACTTCGCACAGGCGACCGTGTTTTTGAGCAAAACTCTCAAATTGCAGATTGCAGTCACTACACAGAACTAACCAAGTCAAACGAGTCAGGTCCAGAGCACACAGTCGTCTTTGTTAACGAATACATCTCTAACGAAAGCTTGCCCAAATATGACGGCATGTCCACGATTGGACTTGCAATTAAATCAACTGGACAGATCACGTCACTAAATCAGCTGCGACTGTATTCCGACGAAGGAATCCCTGTGGAACGGTTGATTGAGGGCGATAACAAGCCGAGCAATCTGTTTGCCGATCTTGTTTATTACTTGCTGTCAAACAAGACACAGGGTGTTGGCAACATCGTGCCTTCGGAGCTAATTGATGAAGATTCACTCCGTACCACTGCGCGATTCTTGCGTGCCAACAGAATTTTCTTTGACACCGTAGTTGAGGACAGCGAAAGCTTCCGCAGTTTCTTGTATGACAATGCGCCGTTACAGCTTTGCACGTTCACGATTAAAAACGGGCGCTTTGGAATGCAGCCTGCTTTGCCTTTTAACTCGAATCACGAGATCAGCCTTGATCCAATTCAGGTAGAGCAAATTTTCACTGCAGGTAACATCATTGAAAACTCATTGCAGTTGCAGTACATCGACGTTGCCCAGCGCACCAACATTCGCGGGCTTGTGACTTGGCGCGTCACAGTGCAAAACGATTTGCCTTACCAAGCTTCAGTTTTGGTGCAGTGGGCTGACTTGCCCGTCGATCAACGTGCTGTTACTGAAGAAGCATTCGATTTGAGCGATTTTTGCACCAATAAGGAGCAAGCATTGCGTACAGCACGGTTCTTGATGAGCAGTCGTCGTCGTGTTACCAAGACCGTGAGTTTCAAGACTATTCCCGACGCCTTGAGTGTGCAGCCTGGCTCATACATTCGCGTAATCACTGAGGCAAGCACCTATAGCTCAGCAGCAAACGGAGCGATTACAGATGCTGGAACGCTTGTGAGCATCACGACGATTGAAGATGGAACGTATGAAGCAGTGGTTTACAACCCGGCGACACAGGAGGTTAGCGAGACGCAGATCACCATTGCGGATAACGCAGTCACCGATTCAACTTTCAATGGAACGTTTTTTACGTTGCTGAGCGGCAGCACGGATTACAGCGTCTACCAAATTGAGCAGTTGAGCTTGGAGGAAGACGGCCTAGTGTCTATCACGGCAATTGAAGTGCCTACTGATGCGTCTGGCGTTAGCATCGTGGCTAAGGATGTTCTGACGCCAGCCAACTTCACTGTTCTTGAATAATGGCATTTCCGTCTTTAACACCAACAGGTCGTCAGTTCACCCCAGGAGATTTTCCAAACAAGCGGTTTAACGCGCAGTCTGGCGCGGAAGTTCGCATCCTTTATGGATCACGGCGTACTAACGCAGTGCTAAGTCTGTCTTACACCAACGTCACAGACGCCAATGCTGAATTGTTTTTGGACGATTACAGTGATCAGCTCGGCACATTCCGCACATTCACGTTGCCATCAGCTGTATTTGAAGGATGGTCTGGAGCGACATCAACTTTAGACGCACCATCAGGTACAAAGTGGCGTTATGACGCTGAGCCGCAAGTACAAGCAGTGCGTCCGGGTATTAGCAGCGTTACAGTGTCATTGCGAGCGGTGGCGTAATGGCAAAGGTTTACACCGGCAGAGATGGCGTGATGCAGCTGTCTGGCACGACCCTCGCCAAGGTCGTGAGTTTTTCGCTGTCTGCAAATCTTGAAACGCTTGAAACTACAACGCTGAACGAGAACATTCGAAGTTATACGCCTGGCATTTCTGGCTATACCGGCAACGCAACGTTGTTGTATTACAAAGACGACAGCAACAATATCAATACAACTGATCTGCTGAACAAGCTTTATAAGACTGGCACGGCAGGTGTCAGCAGCTCTGACACTGTTGAGCTGACCTTTCGTTGGGTCGATGGGGCAGATAACAATGACATCAAGCTGACGGCTTACATCACCAGCGCATCTATTGGCGCCTCGACTGGTGACATTGTGCGGGCTCAAATTTCATTCCAAGGAACAGGGGCGTTGTCTACGGTTACTATCTCATGAGCGTTTATTTAGGTAACTTCGGGCAAGTTGAACTCAAGCGCGAGTTTGACGGCAGCGATTTGCGTTCAACAATCAACCCTTCAGACGTCAACGCAACCAGTAAGCGATTTAGTTTTGATTTTGACCATGGGCAGCTATTAACAGGTGATCAGATTGAGATTACGAGTACAGATGGCTCTGATCTTGACTTTATTGACAGTTACACAAAAACTAGCGTTAAAAAGTTTATTTACGTTGATGAGCTAGACGGCATTCGTCTTTATGACAGTTTTGCCCATGCTGTAGGTGGTGGCACAACAAACGCTACTGCATTGGCAACGCCTGCAAATAACATCCCAATTAGGGTTGTTGTTCAGAACAGCGACTATCGCATTCTTGGCCGAGTTCAAAGCTATGAGCTAAACACTGAGCGTGAAACCGTTGACGTTACGGCGTTGTCTGATGAGTTTCGCAATCGGGTTGGCACCTTGATGTCTGGTTCAGGCCGTATGGCTTGTGAATGGGAGTACACAGGAGATACCACAAAAGAGCTGCCAAATTACTTGCTAGAGCTAGTTCTTCGCACAAAAGTCGGCAGCACGTTTAAAGGGCGGTTTTACCTCAAAACTGCTGGCTATAACCCTTCGGGCCATGCAGACGCTCTTAATGACGCTATTTGGTATGAATTCGATGGAGTGCTGAGCGCTTGCGCTGTTCAGTTCACGACAAGCCAACTAGTTCAAATTACTGCTGATTTTGTCACCACAAGCAAAATCGAGATCCGCATGGACCTTGATGTCGAGCGCAAGATGTTGCAAGAGAACAACGGCGAACTGTTGTTAGAACAGGGAACAGATCAAGCTGTTTTGCTGGATCCATAGTTATGACCGCTCTATGATGAGCCCATCGTGGTTAATGCGAAGGTTTTATGGCTGACCTAAAGATCAGTGCCCTTAACAGCCTGGCTGGGGCTGATTTGGTCGCTGCTGATGTGGTTGCTGTCGTTGACGACAGCGCAAGTGAAACTAAGAAGCTGACGGTCAGTGACCTGATCGCAAATGGCACAACCCTGATTTCTGACGCAACGATTCCAAGCGCCAAGATCCTGTTTTCTGCTGGAGCGATTGACACTGCAGAACTGGCAGCGTCTTCGGTCGAAACTGCGAAAATCAACGATTCGGCTGTGACGGCAGCCAAATTGGCTGATAACTCCAGCGTGACGCTTGTGTCAACGCTGCCTGCGTCTGGCTCTTTTGTGGGACAGGTCGCTTTAGATACTGATGATTCAAAAATCTATGTGTGGTCGGGGTCAGCTTGGACAAGTGTCAAAGGTGCTGGCTCAATCAACGTTGTCAACGGCAGTACCAGTGGCATCGTCAACATCACCACGTCTACCAGTGGTGACACAGTTACTGTCAGCACGACGCTGGACGATACGTCTGCAGCCGCGCAGTTCCTTGCTGGCCCTACTG